GGCAGGCCTTCATCAATCCTGACCTTTGGTATCAAGGGTGGATTTGAAGCCGGTGTGAAGTTCTACGATGCATTGAAATTGGTTAAGCGTTTGGTTAAAACCGAATCGGTATTGCATAACGGATATACGGTGGGACCGTTGATCATAATCGATACGTCATCGGCCAACATCGACCTGGATAATGAAAACGATAATTCGCAAGCCAGCCGAGCGGTATCGGCAATCCGGGAGAATCTGGGTAATGCGGCATGCTGGGTGGTTTGCCATACCGCAAAATCGCTTAAACGCGCGGATGTAAGCGATTTATCCGCGAGGGGTGCGGGGGCTTTTGGTGGTGATGTAAACGCCACCGCATTTATTTTTTCCGAGGATGCGCTGCCGAACAAGAGATTCATGGCCCTGGATAAAAAGCGGTTCGAATCTGAATTTACCGAGATTGAATTCGAAACGGAAACCGGCGAAGAAATAGTCAGCACTCCTTGGGGCGGAGAACAAAAAGTGATTTATCGTGTCGGCATGCCCGCGCCATCATCACCAGGGGACCGGATACGCGCCAGGGAGATAGCCGCCGAGTCGCAGATTGAAAACGCGGAAAAATTAAAAAAAGAACGAATACGGGATGAAATACTTAAAACACTACTCGTTTGCGGAGATATGTCAAAAACCAGGCTGATAGATATCGTGGCCGGTAAAAAATCGTTGCGGCGGGATGTTGTGAATGAAATGCTGGACGACGGGTTATTAGAACTATCTAACGAAGTGAAGTATGGTCGAAATTTAGTTACATTAAACGGTTTTGTTTAACAAATTTAAAACATGCTTTTAATACGAAGCAAGGTAAAAAGTCGTTTTTTAAAGATAACGCCCCGGCGTTTTCCTTCTCCACCGACGTGCGAAAACTAGAAAAAACCGGACTTGATTACACGAGCGTAAAAATCGAGAAAGGCACCCCCGAAAATAGGCTAAGTAGTGGTACGCCCCCCTAAGGAAAAATGAAGGGGCGGAAGTTGGGGCGTTATTTAATACATACCCCCATTTGGGGACTTAAGGTCCCCCAAAATGGGAGGGTATATATCAGTATTTTACGATAACGCCGGAAACGCCAGATAACGCCCCGGCATTGCAGGGGCACCGGGCGGAAGTTTAGATGTTAAAAACTTACCTGGTGAAATTTAAAAAAAGATTGTAAATTGGAAAATTGCAGTTTAGCGAACCGGGGGGCTTATGTGATGCCGGATAAATCAAGGGGATACATCTTATGTTTGGTTATCCGGTTCAAAAATATGTAGGAGTTTTAAATTTGTTAAAACAAGTGTATAATACCCCCAAAGCTTGGTAATATTTTACTTAGCTTTTTTGTAAAAATCGGTATTTTATAGTCCAGGGTCCAGAAAGGTTCTGGATCAGACTAAAAGGAGAAAAAAATGAACATCTTCAACTTATATGTGGATCTGATACTCAGACGCGGAAGCAGCGGAAGAGTTTACTATCCAGAAACCGTGAAAGCGGCAAACATAGCCCTTAAGTCGGCGCAGAGCGAACTAGGGCGCGATATCCATCACGCCGCCGATTCTTTGCTGATGGAAATAAGGGATACCGAATTTTTGAACATGTTCGAGGTATGTCTGCAATCCGTCGCTTGTTCTGGGGATTATCCATATGCCAGCGACGAGTTAAAAGAAGTGGGTTTTAAGTTTTAATCAAGCAAAGGAGAAAAAAATGATTTCTAGACTAAAACGAGCAAGATTTATCCGAGGGTACATAACCGCCAATCCAGATATTCCTATTTGGGAAGTGGTTTCTAAATTCGCCCTTGAGGTACGAATGGTTAGATTACTGGGTGAAGGCACAGCGGTGTTTTTCATAGTAGCCAGAGGGGGCACCCTTGTAGCTTCAATGGTGCTTCCGTTTACGAAAATAATACCGGATCTTAAGATCGGTAAATGGAACTGGAGTATTACGCCGTGGACGCAATAGTAGGTAATGAAATAAGCGAGTGGTTACAGCAAAATCTTACCGGACGATGGAGCAAACGCTACGGGCTTCGAATGACGTTTAACTACCTGCCTGGTGATCATCTGAACGCTAGCTTTAAATGGGATGAGAAGAACGATGTGCTGACGAACGAACGGTACCCCGGAACATCGTGTGTTTATCTTGGTGAAAGCCCGGACGATATCCCGGAAGCGGTGGATGAGGCCTTGGCGCTAGGCGGACCACATTTGATACTCATTAAGGGCGACTTCGTAGGATTCGGGCGAAACGGGAATGAAATTCTGTTAGCCGGTGCGGTAGTAGTAAAACGATGGGAGATAGAACATGACCATGTATGATTGTGTGGTGGAAGAGAAGCCACCGGAAACGAAGGCGGAGGATGCCGGGTTTCCTAGCATCCATGATGAATTTAGCCGGTACATAGCGGTTAGGATAGCGACCGGATCTGACGATTTATGGGAAGAATTTAACGGCATGCCGAGAGAGTAATGGCACCGAATTAGCCAGTCTATTTCACTAGACTGGCTTTTTAATGCTTGCAAAACTAGCTAAAATAGTGTATGCGTGGTATAATACCAGCATTTTAGAATCTTCGGAGTGTTTTATGGCCGTAGCCTCTCGTGGGAATACACTGCAAGCTAAGATTAAAGGCAGTTTATTAATAGGCAGAATACAAAATCATGCCCTCGGCAAAGAGGATATGACTCCTACACAGCTTGACGCGGCTAAATTCCTATTAAACAAAATACTAGGCAACGCCCCCTATGAAGTGATTTTTCCGAATATGGGGAATAACATCACTCGCGTGGAGTTAGTTCCGTTTGGAATGAAGGAAGATGACGGGTCAGACTTGTACTAGGGTTTACTTGCCGGACAAGCTAATTCCGGTTTTTAGTGGCCGTGCGGATGCCAGGGGCGCATATGGCGGACGAGGCAGTGGTAAAACCCGGTCGTTTTCTAAAATGGCGGCGGTCAAGGGGTATATGTTCGGCCAAGCCGGGGTGCCCGGAAACATCCTATGCGCCAGGCAATACATGAATTCCCTATCCGATAGCTCGATGGAAGAGGTTAAGCGGGCCATCATGGAAGAGCCGTGGCTAAGCGATTACTACGAGATCGGCGAAAGGTTTATTAGAAGCCGGGATAAGCGTATTTCATTCCAGTTCGCCGGGCTGGATAAAAGTATTAATTCAGTTAGGTCAAAAGGCAAGATATTATTATGCTGGGTGGATGAAGCGGAAGCGGTTAGCAATAATGCGTGGAATGTGTTGTTGCCTACCTTGCGCGAGGAAGGCGAGGACTGGCATACAGAAATTTGGGTGACTTGGAATCCAGGCCGTAAAAACTCACCAACTGATAAACGATTTAGACAGACACAGGACCCCAATTATAAATTTGCCATGCTTAATTGGCGGGACAATGATAGATTCCCGGCAGTATTGGAAAGGCTGCGTCAGCGCGATCTAGTGAACAATGAAGATGATTATGACCATGTATGGGAGGGGGCTTACGGTGTAAGCCGGGGCTCTATTCTGGGTAAATGGGTCAGTCAGGCCGAGCGCGAGGGAAGGGTTCATCGTGATGTAGAATTCGATAGTGAAGGGGCTCGGATATTCGTTAGCTCGGATATCGGATTTAGAGATACGGCAAGCTGGTGGTTTTGGCAGCCTTGTATAAACGGGGCTAAGTTACTAGCGTATGATGGTGATAGCGGACTAGACGCGGACGATTGGATACCGAGAATTCAAGACCGGCTATCGGGTTTCGGGGATGATGTTCTGGATAAAATATGGCTTCCCACCGATGCAAAAGCGAAGACTTTTCAAAGCAAACATACAACATGGGATAAGTTCAGGCGTGGATTCGGTGCGGATAAAGTTCGCATAACCCCTCAATCCAGGAAATCCGATCAAATAGAAGCCGCTCGTACGGTAATAAAGCAGTGCGAATTTAATTCGGAAACGTGTGAAGACGGCATTAACGGTCTACGGGCTTGGGAATTCGAGTATAACGAAGACTCCGAAGTGTTTAGCAAAGAGCCAAAACACAATGCGGCTAGCCATCCGTCAGACGCTTTTGCATATGGCTGCCAAGTATTGCGGGAACACAGAAAAGAAAACCCGGAAACCCCGGTTGAAAAAAGGTTGGAATCCGTGTCCGTTCAAAACATACCTATGGGCGAATTAACCAAACGCCATTTACGCAAAATGAAAGCCACACGGGAGCGGTAAATGAAATATGACGATATAAAATTCTGGATAAGTGAGCTCGATTCGGCAAAAAAGCGCCAAAAATCGTATATCAAGGAGGGGCGGCGCATAGTCAATATTTATCAGGCCGAGGGCAACGATAAAGCCGTTTTTAATATTCTGTATTCGAATACCGATGTTTTGCTCCCCGCATTGTACTCGGCTACGCCATCACCCGTAGTAAAACGCAGGTTTTCCGTTGACGAAAACCCATTGGCCCGCGCAGCGGCTAAAGCTAGCGAACGGATGTTGTCATATTTATTGGATACTAATTTAAACGGTTACGAATCGTTCGATGAGTCGATACGCAATATCGTTCTGGACGGGCTATTACCGGGCCGGGGATGTTCTAATGTAAAATATGACGCAGATATCCAGGATACCGGAGAATATGAAGAGAAAGCGGCGGAGCATATATGCAATGAATCGATCCCGTGGGATTCTGTACTGTTTGGGTATTCTAAAAAATGGGCGGATTGTCCCTGGGTAGCCATAATAAAAGTCATAAACAAAGAGGAAGCCATACGTCTTTTTGGTGCTGACGAAGCCGCTAAACTTAGTTATGAAGATGACCGTGACGATAATGACCGTGACCGTGATGATTCAAGTCAGGACTTAGGCGACCAAGAGAAAAAGCTTAACGGTACCACCACGATATATCAGATCTGGGACAAGGATGGCGGCAATAAGGTTCGTTACATATCTAATCAAAAAACAGATGGGTTTTTACGGGTAGATGACGATCCGCTCGGCCTATCCGGGTTTTTCCCAGTTCCTAGGCCTTTTTTGCCCATCGCCAAATCTAACGATTTATGCCCTACGCCATTGTATTCTCTGTACGAGGATCAAGCGGAAGAGCTTAATAGAATTTCTCGTAGCATAAAAAGCATTACGAAAGCGATTAAGGTTAAGGGTTTATACGATGCCGAACTTGAAACAGATCTGTCACAATTGTTTGAGGGTGACGATCTATCCATAATCCCGGCGAACAAATCGAGTACATTATCCGCTGAAAAAGGATTCGACAACATAATTTGGTTCATGCCGGTTGATATGTTAATTCGGGTTCTTCGGGAGTTATATGTAGCGCGTAACGAATGCAAGCAGACAATCTACGAGATAAACGGAATCGCAGATATTATCCGGGGCGCTACGGCAGCTAACGAAACCGCTACAGCGCAGTCTATCAAATCGCAATGGGGGACAATGCGGCTGAAACGGTATCAAGCTGAAGTACAGCGGTATTGCCGGGATACCTTGCGTTTAATGTTAGAAGTGGCCGTGAACAACTTTAGCGTTCAAACGTGGGCGCAAGTTACCGGGTTAAATTACGCAACCTCCGAGCAAGTATTTCAAGCGCAACAAATATTGCAAAACATTCCCCCGAATAACCAAAATCCGAAGATTCAGGAAGCCCTTCAAAACGCCCAGCAAATGCTTAATGCCCCACGGTGGGATGATATCCTTAAGATATTGCGGGATGATATGCAACGGTCCTTTCAGATCGATATTGAAACCAATTCAACAGTAATCCCGGAAGCCACCGAAGATAAGCAGAACATCAACGAAGCGTTAATGGCTATAGGCGCGTATTTAAAAGATTCGTTGCCCGTGGTGGAAAGAGGGTATCTATCTTTCGGAATATTCAAAAACATTCTGCTAAAAATATCGCGCCAGTATTCATTCGGTGAGGAAATCGAAAATGAACTTAATAGCTTACAACCTCCTCCTCCACCCGCACCGCCAGCATTAGCGCCGGATCACACAATGGAGCTGGAGCAAATGCGGCAGCAACAAGAAATGCAAAAAATGCAACATGCTTTGCAAGTGTCGGCTGGCGATTCGAAAATAAAATTAGATATCGAACAAATGCGGCAGCAACAAGAAAACGCAATGGAACAGAATCGGGCGCAAACCCAAATACAAATCGAACAAATGCGTCTGGAGCATGATAAAGAAATAGAAGTCATGAAAGCGCAAGCAGAGTTCAATATTGAACAAATGAAAATGGCAGCAATGGCTAAAATCGAACAAGTTCGGGCGGAGTTACAACAAACCCCGGAAGCGCCGCCCAACGAAGGCGCGGAAATTGGCGCAGCAATGCAACAACATACCGAGTTATTGGCCGCATTAGTGAATGAGCTAACTCAGCCTAAAACGATCATTAAAGACGAGTCCGGGTGGACTATTAATTAACACAATCCGAGGAAACAAGACGTGGCTAATACAATATACCCATTATACAAACAAGCACTGCTGCAAGGTGATACCGGCATCAGCCTAACCACGGGAACGCTTAAAGTGGGGTTGCTGGATACAGGAACGGTTTCATACAGTGCGGCTCATCAGTATTATGATGACGTATCGAGCGGTATAGTCGGTACGCCACAAACCATAGGGTCAGTAACCGTTTCTACAGACGGGACGGTAGATGGCGCTGACGTAACGTTTACATCAGTTACAGGCAATACTACGGAAGCCCTTGTATATTATCTGGATACCGGAACCCCATCAACATCACGACTAGTGTATTGGGAAGACGAGAATGTCGGTGCCACGCCTAATGGCGGAGACATTAATGTAGTGTTTAACGCATCCGGTATTTTTACACTTTAAAAAAGGGAGGCTGAAATGCCTACTATGCGTAGCGAAATCATATCTAAAACGGTACGGGAGGATTCATCGATATATGTACACGAGCGGCATATCCATAGCAACGGAAGAGTTGTTGATGTGGTATATGACATACTCGATGAGGGTGATATAGACGCGCGGATAGAGGCCGAACTCAAAACAAGAGCAGCTAAAATAGAGAAATTTTTATCACGCCTCGGCATAGGTTATGGCGGGGTGACTAGCCTTACATTTTACGGTTTTCCGGAGGACAACTGATGCCCATAGTATCCAGTGAAATAGTATCAGCGGTTACTCAGGCTGATACTTCAATAAGCGTACAGGAGCGCCACATAGACCATAACGGTGTGGTGTACGATCAGATTTATATAGCGCCCCCTGGACTGGACATAAACACGGTTTTGGCGGAACGGGCCGTTAAGTTATCGATATTCATAGATAATAAGGAGGCCGTAGATTTAGAAGCAGCTAACTTCGTAATACCCATTCGCATGGAAGATTTTTTATTACGGCTAACATCGGCAGAAAGGTCCGCAATCAGAGAAGCGGCCAAGACCGACACCGAGGTAGACGACATTCTTTTTATCGCCGTGAACAGGCGAGAGATTAATATCCAATCCGCTACTACACAGGGCATGTTGGATACGTTAGTCACTAAGGGTCTGCTTACATCACAACGTGTTGCCGAGATTACGGTATGACTATTTATGTAGATTCGGCGGGTAGTGACACCGCACCATACGATTCATGGGCTACGGCTGCAACGTCCATATATACCGCTATTGCTTACACGTCAGCGGATGGTCAGGAAATATGGGTTGAAAAAGGATTTACCGAAGCTATAAATGAAGTGGCCCTTAACTTTTTGTACAGCGGAAGAATTTTGTGCGTAGATAAGACAGATGATTCTATCGCCATCAGTACAGGTTCTTTAACAAGCACGGGACAAATTTACATTAACCCGTATAACATTAACCTATCTATTTATGTATTCGGATTAAATTTTGTATCCTCTACCACGAACACAAGTAAGCACATCTATGTTGGCAATAAAGAGGGAACCCAAATAATTTTAGAAAATTGCGGGATAGAGCATAATTCAGGCTCTAACGCATTTATCGTGCTTGGTGCATATGGTGTCGATAGAAATCCGTCCTTTGTTAAGCTAATCTCTCCACGAATTAAATTTAATAACGCAGCGCAAGCTCTCAGGATACCCTCTGTTTGTGAGATAGAAGATTTACAGACGGTAACAGGCTCCACTAGCACCGACGTGTTGATAAATAATAGCAACACCAGCGGGTTAAATAGATACGCTAACGCATCGGTAAAAATCACTAATAGCGATTTATCGCAGATTAACGATTATGTGGTTGGCGATTGCTATAAACCGGGAATTATAGCAACATTTATTGATTGTTCCCTTCCGGCTATTCCGTTATTGGCACCACAAACGGTTAAAAACAAATCCTCAGCTCAGGTATATATTTTTAATTCCAGTTCGTCGGATCAGCATTACCATATAGGCTATGCCGATGTATTTGGCGAGATTATTTGTGATACGGGTATTTATAAAACGGATAACCCTGGAAGTTTAAGCTGGAAGATCACAACGACTAGCGATTGTACGATATACGCCCCGTTTATCACGCCTTTTCTGGATGCGTGGCATACAGAAACATCCGCTATTACTCCATCGATAGAAATTATGAGGAACGATAGCGCATCGGCCCTTTACGATAATGAGGTTTATGCAAAGTTTAGTTATCAGGGTACGTCAGGCAGCCCATTAGGAATATCAGTCAGCAATAGAATGGAATTATTAGGCACCCCGGCAGCTATTCCGGATGGTGCAGGCCTAGCCTCCTGGACGGGTGAGGGTGGTACAGCATGGAGTGGTAAATTAGTATCTCCTAGTATTACGCCTCTAAACCCCGGAACCGTTAGAGCACAGATAGCAGTGAGCAAAGCTAGCCAAACTATCTATGCCAACCCCTTTGTGGATATATAATGACTATTCAATCGCACGTTACCCCATTCGGTTGGATACAATTTGATGATACCGTTGAAGTCAGTCATGTTGTACCTGGGGGCTGGTTTCAGAATAACGCAACAGGAGGGCAAACAATATCGCCCTCGCTGTTCACTAACGATCAAACGTTTTACAGTTCCGGTCTAACGTTTGGCGCGATCGATGTATCGCCCTCTCTGTTCACCAATGACCAAACATTTTACAGTTCAACGGTTTCAGCGGGCGGTCAGCTAATATCGCCCTCTCTGTTCACCAATGACCAAACATTTTACAGTTCTGGGCTAACGTTCGGCGCGATCGATGTATCGTCCTCTCTGTTCACCAATGACCAAACATTTTACAGTTCCGGTCTAACGTTTGGCGCGATCGATGTATCGTCCTCTCTGTTCACTAACGATCAAACGTTTTATGACCCCGGTTTAACGTTTGGTTCGGTGGATATCAACTCAACGCTATTCACTAACGATCAAACATTTTACGATCCAGATCTAACGTTTGGCGCGATCGATGTATCGCCATCCTTGTTCACCAATACCCAAACATTTTACGATCCGATTGTACTTGCGGGCGGTCAGCTGATAACGCCCTCCTTGTTCACCAATACCCAAACGTTTTACGGCCCCGATCTAACGTTTGGCTCGGTGGATATTAATTCAACGCTATTCACCAACACCCAAACGTTTTACAGCTCGGTAGTTTCAGCGGGTAGCCAATTAATAACACCCTCCCTGTTCACCAACACCCAAACGTTTTATGACCCAGATCTAACGTTCGGTGCAATCGATGTATCGCCCTCGCTGTTCACTAACGATCAAACGTTTTACAGTTCAACGGTTTCGGCAGCAGGAATAACACTATCGCAAGCGGATATTAACGCCATTGCGGATGCGGTATGGGCTAGGATATTCGCCGCGCTCCCATTGGCTGCCAATATAACCCAAGTTAACGGCGTATCGGTAACAGGAACCGGGTCCCCTGGCGATCCTTGGGGACCATAATGCCATCCGCGTGGGGGCAATCATGGGGGCAATCATGGGGGCAATCATGGGGGCTAAATTTAGTTCCTGTGATTATAGTCGGGGGTGACGATGCGTGGGCGGAAAGCCCCCGGTACCGGGCTAAATCGATTCGGGGTATTGTAGATAGGGGGATTGATGCGGTATATGCCGAGCTTATGGCTTCCAAAAAACCGGGGATTGCGCGAAAAGCTAAAAAAGTGGTCAAGCCCCATATGCAAAGTGGTGAGATACAATGGGGCTCTGTGCTGGCGGATAACATAGCGTATATTCGACTGATTAGGCTCTACTTGCAAATTTATACAGAACAACAGAACGCTAATTTAAACACGGATATCGCCGCTATCAATGAAATTGAACGTCTGATTAATGCCCGAAGAGCGGCGGCGATAGCGGCGATATCGATAATAGAAACGAGTGATTTATATGCCAATTTACGTTTACGAATGTAAAAAATGTGGGGTTATAGAACGACGAATGCCGGTTTCCGAACATTCATCGTATATAACATGCGGTAAATGCGGGTGCGTGGCGCAACAGGTAATAACGCCACCGACAGTGCATATTCCGGCAGATATGCGGGCCGATTTTAACCCGTATGAATCTCCAGCTACCGGGAGGCCGATATCTACCAGTAGACAACGCCGGGAGGACTTAGCGTCTAGCGGGTGCGTGGAGTATGATCCAGAAATGTTACGGGATTCCGAACGCATTAGGGCCGAGGCCGATAGCAAGCTGGAACGTGAAATAGACGATACGGTGGAGCGTGAAATTAGTAAATTGGATTCCGATTCAGTTAACCGGCTGGGCGCGGAATTAGAATCAAATGACATAGGTTATGAGAGGGTTTAATCATGGAATTAAATATTGATGAAGGCGTGGATTCCATTGCCGAAGGTATGGGGTGGGAAAGCGAAAATGAAGGGGATATTGAAGAGGTTAACGAAGAGGTTAACGAACGCGATGAACTGTATAATCCAGATGACGAGGACGAAGAATCCGAAGCCAGCGAGGACGAAGAATCCGAAGCCGACGAAGATCCTACCGAGGAATCTAAAGAGATCCCGGAAAACGTCCCTCCAGCATCCTGGGCTAAGCAATACCATGAAACGTGGAACAAGCTGCCCGCCGACGCACAGGAATACATAAAGCTACGCGAAAAGCAAATGTTAGACGGGATTGAACAGTACAAAAACGGAGCCGCATACGCCCAAAACATCCGAAACATTCTAAATCCGCATATGGAAGCCCTTCAGCAACACGGGTTAAGCGAAACCGCGGTCATTGAAAATGTTCTTGGGTGGAATCAAGCATTAACTAGCGGCTCGATGGATCAACGCCGACAGGCATTTATAGCATTGGGCACGGATTTAGGGTTAATGCCCCAAGGTGAAGATGGGGCCGAAGTTGATCCGTACATAGCGCAGCTGCAAGACCGGATAAACAGAATGGAGCAAATAGCAGTACAGCAACAGCAAGCCGCATACAACAACCAATATCAACAAAATCTACGAACCGTGGAAGAATTCGCCAATGATCCGGCTCATACGCATTTTGAATTAGTGTACGAGGATATGATTCCGTTGTTAAATGCGGGTTTAGAATTGAAAGACGCTTACGACCGAGCTGTTTGGGCGAATCCGGTAACTCGTGCTCAAGAACAAGCCAGGCTAGATGGGGAAAGGGCCAAAAAAGCCGCGGACGAACGGCAAAAAACTGTAAATGCCGCTAAAAACGCTACGCGGGCTAATGTAAAAACTGCAAAGATAAACAGGAAAACCCCTACAGAGCCCCTCGGCTCTTGGGATAGCACTATGCAAGAAATTTTATCCGAGATTGACAAACGCTAGGGTTTGTGATAGTGTTAATTGCGGCGTATAAAAATCTGACAGATTATTACCGCTAATCTGCTCAAATAAATTCCCACCCCGGTCCGACAGACCTCCCGTGAGATTAGAATAGAGCGTAATCGTTTTTTCTAAACTTTAAAAAAGGGAGGCCTTATGGCATCACCAAATTCAACGTTTACGGAGCTGGTATCTACCACGTTCCGTAAACATAAAAAAGAAATAAAGGACAACGTTTCCAATCGAAACGCGTTTCTTAATCGCATAATGAAGAAAGGCAATTATATCCTGGAAGACGGCGGGCTAACCATTGCCGTGCCCCTCGATTATGCCGAGAACGGAACGTATCAACGCTATAGCGATTGGGATACGTTAAATATCGCTCAATCGGAGGTAGTAAGCTCAGCAGAATATCAATGGCGACAAATCGCAATAAACATCGTTGCGTCCGGTCGTGAGCTTCGCATCAATAGCGGAAATTCCCGAATTATCAATCTGGCTAAAGCCAAGATGAAAAACGCGATCCGCACTTTTAACAACAACTTTTCTACTGATCTGTACAGCGCGGGTTCACTGTCTAACCAAATAAACGGGCTGCAAGCCTTAGTCGCTGATACCAACACCAACACGGTGGGGGGTATTGACGCAAATACTTGGTCTTTTTGGCAAAACACTGTATTCGACTTATCTGACCATTCAGTAACACTTTCCGCAACGACTATTGAAAATAGCGCCATGCTTCCGTTATGGCTATCTCTCGATAGGGGCCCCGGCGATTGCCCGGATTTAATCCTGATGGATTCAACACATTATTCATTTTTCGAAGCTTCCCAAACCTCGCTCAAACGCTACGCGAATGCCGAAAGCGCCAGCGGCGGTTTTGTAATGCTCAAATATAAAAATGCGGATGTTATCTATGATGCTGGTGTGCCTAGTGCACATACCTACATGCTAAATACAGAATACCTTAAATTGCATGTGCATCGGGATGCCGATTTAACGGAAGTCCCGGAACAACGCCCCGTTAATCAAGACGGATCTGTTACGCCCATTTTATGGATGGGTAATTTAGTTTGTTCAAACCGTGCCCAACAAGGCACTATCATTGCGTAAGGGGGTGGATTATGTCTTTATTCGCAGGGGTTTTAATATCGCGGGTAGACGATACCCCCCAGTTTACGTTGGGTGAAATCTATCATGCTCAGGGTGGTAAAAAATATAAATATGTTCAGTATGTTGTCGGAGCGGGTTCTGTTGCAGCTGCGTCGGGTAATTTTGTCGGATATTATGCACCGAGCGGGGCATCTGCCGGGGCGACCACCGTTGTCACCGCTGATGTTTCAGACACCGCCAGAGTTGGGGCGGGAGTATTGCAAAGCGCACCAACCAACGAACAATATTGTTGGATTCAAGTCACGGGTCCGGCAACGCTTACAACGGCGCTAACCGCAGGTGCGGATGGCAATGCCTTATCTTTGGCCGGTGCTGGCGATAGTACGGTGGATGTATCCGCAGCGGTAACAGACCACATCTGTGCAGTTGCGATAGATGCGTCAGCCAAAATTGTAATGGTTACATGCCCTGAATAATTTAAACACGGCCAGGGATGGCCTTAACCTGGAGTTAAAATGTCAGTAGAAATTCAAGAGGCCAGCACGGTAATGCCGTTTGTGAGGTTTGAAACATTGGCGGTCGAGGATAAGGTGGCTAGTTTAGCTGCCGGGCATTATGTGGCTCGTGACGTGGACGTGGCGCTAATAACTCCACCGTACAGCAAAGACGTATTCAAACAAAAAGTAGGCGCATGGTTCGATCAACTTAGGGCTGATGTTAAAAACCGGCGAATTCCAGATGATTGGGTGGATAAGTACATCAGAATGTACGAGGCGTTTAAAAAAGGTCAAGAGCTACCCATCGACGGTACTCCAATTAAATCCTGGGGCGTGATTTCTCCAGCTCAACAGAAAACGCTAATAGCGATGCACATATTGACGGTGGAGGACTTAGCTAAAGTCAATGATGAAGGACTTAAGCGCATAGGCATGGGAGCGGCGGATCTTAAAAACAAAGCTAATGCTTGGTTGCGGCAACTGAAAAAAGCGGGGTCGGTGGCTATCGAGTTTGCGGCAATCAAGAACGAAAACGAACAGCTTATTGTTACAGTAGCCGCGTTAGAAAAAAAAGTCGAGGAGCTGTCAAATCTTTTGAAGTCCGCCAGTTTCGATAAGGCCGTAGCTTCCGGCATTGATGTTGATATAAACGATTTAATTGGTGACGTGAATGACACTACTTGAGATCGTAAATAAATTTTGTAAAGTAACGGCGCTTCCTAGTGTTATCACAGCTATCGGAAGCACTAATACCCAAACTAGTCAAATCGTGGCGTTACTGGAGGAGGAATTAATTGATTTAGCCTCGCGGCATCAATGGCAGGTGCTAACAAAAATAGTCAATTTCACGTCCATCGATAGCGAGGATCAGGGAGAAATAAGCACTATCGCGGAGGGGTTCTCGTACATCTCAAATAATACTTTTTGGGATCTGTCTAATAACGTACCAATAACCGGGCCCCTAACCGGGCAACAATGGCAAGAAATAAAGGCCGTATTCAATAACGGCCCCCGGTATCAGTACCGAATGGCTAACAATAAACTGCTAATAAACCCGGTTCCCGAAGCGGGGTTGTCCTGGGTTTTCGAAGCCACCACAAAAAATCCAATTATAGATGCGGCGGGAGCCACCACTAAAAGCGCCTTTTCCGAAGATACGGATGTGTTGTTGTTAAACGAATGCCTTGCGCTCCTCGGCCTTCGGTGGAGATGGAAGCGGGAAAAGGGTTTAGATTATGCTGAACTTTTCAATATGTATGAATTTCAGGTAAAAGAGGCGATCGGCAGGGATGGCGGAGCACAAAACATTTCTATGGAAGATTCTAAGGCACCCACCCCCGGCGTTTTCGTACCTGCCGGGAATTGGATCACACCATGAGATCACCCGCCCGTCAAAAAACAATATCCAAGGGGCAAGTGGCTAACATAGTTAATTTGTCAGCCCCCGTTGGTGGATGGAATGCCATAGACGGTTTGGCTAACATGAAGCCCGACGAGGCCGTTTGGCTAGATAATTGGTATCCAAATCTGACGGACTGCGAAAAACGAGGGGGGTATATCGAGCATGCTAGTGGAATGTCCGGGGATGCCAAAACGCTAGCGGTATACAATGCGTTGAACGGGGCAAGCCAGATTTTTTGCTTAACCGATGAGGGGGTATTCGATGTATCATCGTCAGGTACGGTAGGGGCATCAGAAATCGCCAGGACGGACGGAAAACACGTTTTTACGATGTTTGGTGACGGCACCAACAACTATTTAATACTGTGCAATGGTGTCGATAAGCCGTTGTATTATGACGGTACCAACTGGTTGGCGGTGGATGACACGACATCCCCGGCGTTAACCGGGATAACCACCACATCATTGTCCGCCCCCATAGTGTTTAAGGGGCGCTTACTTTTCATAGAAAAAAATTCGCTATCGTTTTGGTATTTATCCGCTGGGGCCGCTGGCGGGGCGTTAACCGAGTTCCCGATGGACGGGATAGCAAAGCACGGCGGGCAACTAATAGCCGGGGAATCATGGTCCGTTGATGCCGGTGACGGCATGGACGACAATCTAGTATTTGTTACCTCCGAAGGGGAAGTCATTGTATATCAAGGCACGGACCCATCGAGTGCTAGTACATGGGCTTTGGTGGGGACATACCAAATAGGAAAACCGCTAGGAAAGAATTGTATTTTTAAATATGCCTCCGAGCTATTGTTTCTGACTAAGCAGGGCGGGTTTCCGTTAACTACGGTGTTTAATGCGGGAGGGATGGATTTCTCAAAATCCGCCACCCGAAAAATACAACGTGTGTTTAACGAATCGGCAGCATTATACGGCAATACCTATGGATGGAAAGTTGTATATTTCCCGGTAAAATCAGCAATCATTATAAATGTTCCCATTGCCGAGAACGGAATTCACCACCAATATGTAATGAACACCTCTAATAATTCATGGTGCCGGTTCATAGGATGGAATGCGGAGGATTTTGCAATTTTAGGCGATGAAATATATTTTTGCAGTGGCACCGAAACATTCAGAGCTTGGTACGGGTCAGCAGATAATGGGGGCAACATTGAGCTTTATGGAAAATGCGCGTTTTCATATCTTGGTCCCCGTGGAGTCCAAAAACACATTAAATTGGCGCGTGGCATATTCACGGCGAACGGGGCATTTAGCTATCTATTTAACATAGATACTGATTTTGAAGATACCGAAGTTCTGGAAAGTATTTCCGCTTCTAAACCTACATCGACACTATGGGGTACGGCAGTATGGGGCGCAGATACCTGGGGATCTGCTACCAGCGTTCAACAAAAAGACTGGTACACTCCCTCCGCTTTTCCGGGATATGCCTTGAGCGGTAAAATAAAAATATCCGACAAAAGCCTAGACATTCAATGGCAAGGGATGGATTACATTTTAGAATCGGGGAGCGGATTTTAATGCAAACATCGGCACAATTGGCATTCGAGGATGACGAAAGCATAGAGCCGCGCTATCGCATGAATATGGACCTAGAGGCTTGTAGAAACTGGAATTACAAGCAAACTGGAAAGATCAGTTCGGATTTTATACATACCATCGGGCTAATGCTAGATGGTGAAATGATAGCGGTCACTGGATTCAGTAATTTTACGGATAAATCATGTCAATTACATTTCACGCTTAAACCGGATGCCAAGGTTAGCCGCGAGTACATTCAATTTGTGTTTTGGTATCCATTTGTACAATTGGGGCTAAATGTGATTATTTGCATGGTTCCGGATAAAAATGAGAAGGCGGTTAGGCTAGTGCGGCATTTAGGTTTTAATGAGAATTTACATTTACATGACGCGGGGCTTCGGGTGTTTACGATAACTAAAACCCAATGCAAATGGGTTCAATATAAATGGGAGATTCATCATGGGTGGCAGTAGCAATCCTCCCGCGCCAAACTATGTAGGTGCGGCAACAGCGCAAGGCGCAGCCAATAAAGAAGTGGCGCGTATATCGGCCAAAATGAATAATCCGAATGTCATTAACCCGTTGGGCTCCCAGACGGTAACATGGAATAACGACATTCCAACCTTAACGCAAACCTTGTCGCCAGAACAGCAGAAAATTTTGGGCTTGCAGGAACAGGCACAGCAAAATATCGGAGCTGCCGGTATCGCATCATCCGCTCAGCTATCGGATATTCTCGGTTCCGGTCTGGATTTATCCAAGTTGCCCGAATACATAGATCCACAGACTCAATATAAGCAAGACGTTATTGACGCTATGATGAGTCGGGTTAAAGAGGATTCAGGGCAAAATCGGGATGCAATGCAATCGCGGCTTATTGCTGCCGGTATCCGGCCAGGGACCGAAGCATACGCGCGTGAAATGACGCAACTGGACAGACAATACAACGATGCGTACAACAATGCACTATTAGCCGCTGGACAAGAATCCACCGCACAACGGCAACAGGCCTTAGCAGAAATGTTAACTCAACGTCAAACACCGTTAAACGAGGCCATAGCACTACAAACCGGAACGCAGGTATCAAACCCATTTGCTGGTGGTTTAGGGTATCAGGCGGGAACGAATATTCAAGCAGCGCCCACTTATCAGGCGGCGGTTAATCAGGGGCAAGCGCAGCAGAATCAATATAATGCTAGTCAGGCCTATAAAAATAATCTCATAAGCTCAGGGGCCGGATTATTGGGTTCACTGGGCAGCGCATATCTAACGTACCCATAACATACTAGTGCACGAATATGGTTAATTATTCAGGTATAACAGATTGGGGAGACTGGCAAACGATGCCAGATTATAGGCAGTACGCGCCTAGAAAAAACTCTAGTCCTATTGCCAGTCTTGGTCGAATGCTAGATCCCATGACTCATATTCCCGGTGTAAACATTCTGCCTAACTATGTTCACGATGCCGCCGAGTATGTAGCCGAAAAAGGTAATCAAGCTCTATCCCCGGTTTTCGGGGCGCTGGGATCTGTTGCCGAAAAGATTGACCCCGTGCAAATGTCGCTGAAAGCTACTTTCCCGGATCAGCATATGCGGGTGAAAGAGTGGGTAACAAACCACCCAATCGACACGATGGCGCTAGTTGCAGCCGCCTATTTTGGCGGGGCCGCTGCCGGTGGCATTGGGCAAGCTGGCGCTCCAGCGGCATCAACTGCCGGGGGTGCTGGTGGAACAGCAGGAATTCAGGGTGCTGGGGCCGCTGCAATCACTCCGACGTTTTCTAGCGGGGCCATAACCGCACCGGGGGCGTTCGGAGCGGGCAGTACAACGGGTAGTTTATTGGGCGCGGAGGCTATCACACCCGCGTTAGCTTCCGGCGCATACGGTGGAGTCGCCGGGGCAGCAGGAACAGGAACTCTTGGAACCGCTGGAACGTCTGCTGGAATGGCGGCGCTAACGCCTTCATTCGCTAGCATGGGGGCATCATCACCATCGCTTTTAAGCCAACTTAAAAATCTGTATAAAACATACGGCAAGTACAATAGGTACAGAACTAACGTGCAGCAATTTGCCGATAAAACGCCATCATCTAGAGATAGACTAAGGGCACAGTATAACGCAGAGGCGAACGCATTGGCTGAACGAGTTTTAAATTCTGGACAGAACCCGCAGAGGTATAGATAGATGAACGCAGCAGATATGGCGGCAATCCAGCGTAGGCAACGAATTGCAGAAATGCTAATGCAACAAGGCAGTACCCCGATAAACCCGGTTCAGACCGCTGGTGGGTATGTGATCCCGGTTAGCCCTCTCGAAGGGTTAAGTAAAGCCGCGCAACAGATAGCCGGGGCGTGGATTGGTAAAAAAGCGGATACGAAGAAAGCTGAATTGCTGCAACAAGACCTAGATGCCTTGAGTAATCTTGATATAGGCTCACCGGAAGCCGCAAACAAACTATTTAGCATGGGCCGGATAGCCGATGCGATATCGCTAAAAAAATTAAATGCCCCTGGCGGCGTTAAAGGAGTGCCCACCGGGTTTACTCAAACATCGACAGGTGAAATCGCTCCGATGCCTATTTCGGGCGGCGGAAATTACATGGACTATCAATTGCAATTAGCGCAGCAACGCGCGGCCATGCCCAGTTTTGGCGAACGCGAACGCTTGCAAATGCAATATGAAAATCAAGCCATGCAAAGGCAAATGGCACAAGAGCAACTAAAACAAATGGCGCTTAACGAGCAAAGCAAACGCCAACAAATTGAAATAACTAGCGCCAAAGAAAAACAGGCTGAAAAAGAACGGCAATACCCTAAATTGACCGAAGCACAAGCCAAAGGCGCAGCGTTTGCTAGCCAGATGCAATCGGCTAATACCGAATTGAAAAACGTGGAATCCAGCGGGTTCGATCCCTCATCCTTAAGAGCACAGGCGGCTACGGCATTGGCGGGGGGCGTAACAAATCCTCTCGCACCAGCAGACGCGCAGCAATATAGGCAAGCACAAGAGCAATGGGCAGAGGCATATCTCAGATTTAAAACAGGAGCCGCAGCAACGCAGGACGAAGTAGACCGAAACATCAGGACCTATTTCCCGCAAATTGGCGATTCAGCCGCGGTGGTTAAGCAAAAAGAAAACGCGCGTAAAAAGGCGTTTAATGACGTTTTAATGACTTCCGGCAGGGGACAGGAATTAGTGAAACCGAGCGCCCCGGTACCGAATAAATCCGTATCGGCAACACCGGCATCTGATACCCTAACACCAGCAGAGCAAGAAGAACTTAGGCAGCTTGAAAAAGAGTTCGGGGGTGCACAATGACGGATAAGGAGCGTTTAGAAAAACTTAGAAGATATAAGTATCTGAAAGAGAAAGCCGCGGCAGCCGCTAAACTTAGTGTACCACAATCCCCGGAAACCGAGGTTGAGCCGGGATTAAACGAGGCCGAGTGGAAACAAAAATTCAAAAACCTATCTCCCTTGGATCAATTGTTGGTGGGTATGGGAAAGGGTGCACATGACACCTGGACCGGGCTAAAGCAGACTTTAAACATCGGGGACCAAGATGCCCTGCGCCGTGAGATTGCTCAAAACAGAATAAAGTTAGCCGGTGTTGGGAATAGCATACCTGGCATGGCCGGAAATCTAGTTGGCAGTGTTGGCTCAACCGCGCCCCTCGCCTTTGTGCCTGGAGCTAATACAGCACTGGGAGCGACGGCAATAGGGGCAGCAATGGGCGGCTTTTTATCCCCCTCTTTATCCCCAGAGGAAGCATTGAATAATGCCATGATGGGCGGTGCCGGAGCGGGCGCGGCAACGGCGGCAACTCGATTTATTCCCGGAGTATTAAAAGCGTTTGCCCGGCCTTTTAGTGAAGGCGGACGCAAAAAAATAGCGGCGGAGGCATTGCGAAGCGCCTATCCTGAAAAAGATCTGGTACAAAAATTGATGGCCGCTAAGTCTCGTACTTCAGGGGCCAGTCCTACGGTGCAGGAAGCTTTGATGACACCCAACGTATCCACACTGCAAAAAAGTATTCGCAATATTCCTGGTGCTAAGGATGCCTTAATAGGTAAGGAAAACGCCAACAAATTAGCCCGGTTAGCAGCGTTAAAACAGGTATCCGGATCTGAAGATGATTTATTGGCGGCGATGGCTAAACGGGAATCCGTAGCGGCCCCATTATATAAAAAAGCGGAATCCGTAGTTGTTGAATCTGATCCCATGTTTAAAAGTTTACTGGAAAAGCCATCTATCAAAGCCGCATTGCGAAAGGCCGATAAAATAGCGCAGGAACAAGGATCTTCCTTTAATGTAGCGCCTAAAAAATTAAAAATTTTGGACGCTTCCGGCAATCCAGTAGAAGTACCCCCTGATTTATCCGGCAAAAACCTGCACTATCTAAAAATGGGCGTGGATGACGTTATTCAAGCGCACCCAAAAATGGGTATCGGCGGCCACCAAAATAAAGCTGTCATCGGAACTAAAAAAGAGTTAGTCGATTGGATACGCCAAAAAAATCCGGCGTATGGTGAAGCTTTGGATGCCTATACGGAAATGTCGGTTCCGATAAACCAAATGCAAGTGGGGGAAGCCCTTCGACAAAAATTAACCCCCGCGCTATCCGAGAGTTCTATTAATCCGGTTGAAAGGGCATCCACGTTTGCGGATGCTATTCGGAATCAATCCTCGCTGGTGGAAAAAGCCACCGGGTTATCTAATAAAAAGCTGGCCGATATATTAACAAAAAAACAGCTCAAAAAAATATTAGGGGTTAAGCGAGATCTAGCGCGTGAATCCGATGCGTACAGGTTAGCCGCAACACGAGGCAGCGATACCGCACAAAATTTAATAGCCGATCAAATGCTAAAAAATATTGCGGGGCCGCTAGGCATGCCAGATAGCTTTATAAAGGCGACTATAGCGAAGGCCATACCCCAGCGGGTTATTAGCGTTGCGATTCCAGGAGTTGAGCAACAAGTTCAGCAAGAGCTTGGTGCAATGATGGCGGACCCGAAAATGGCGGCGGACATATTAACTAAAATGGCGGCCAGTGGAATGCTTAAGCTCCCGCCTATTGAGGCCTTGGTGGGCGCTAAGGCGGCGTTATTAAATGAGGCCAAACCCACTAAAGAGGATTTAGCCACCCCTATAAAGCAGCCGATGATGGAACCGCGGCGGCTATCACACAATCTTAGGTAAAAACAATGTCAAGAAACGGCTCAGGTGTTCAGTCAAGCCCCGTTTCCAGCTTTCCGGCAGTAGACGGGACAGTAATAGAAGCGGCAAAATTTAACAATGTTATTACAGATATAAACAATGAAATTTCAAACTCTATTGCGGCGGACGGGCAAACCTCGATAACGGCTAATATTCCGATAAACGGGTTTAAAATCACAGGGGCGGCGGCGGCGACCATTTCCGGGCAATATGTAGAATATGATCAGTTCCTTGCAGGGCTAGCCAGTGTATCGGGGGATGGATTCGAAGCGGGCACATCTATGGTTTTTACACAATCGTCCGCCCCGACCGGATGGACCATAGACTCATCTAAAACCGATCGATTGGTGTATATTAACACCTCATCTGGTGGTAGCAACGGAGGTTCCCACGACCCATTGACAATGAATAAGGTTCCGTCCCACACTCATTCGGCATCAACCAGCTCAACTCAAGCCTCGCATAACCACGCTACCACAACCTATGGCGGGGCCAGTGCCACCACAAATAAAATCACGGCTGCGTATTCAAACGGAGCCTCTTACGGTACGGTATACACCAACAGCAAAACACCGGCGATCACCTCGACAACCACGGTTAATGCGAATGCCTCATCCTCTAATTGGCTACCTAAATACACGACTGGCATTATAGCCACCAAGGATGCTTAACATGAACATAGAACTGGAATGCCCCCTAGGATCAAAATGTGAACGAATAGGAACTGATAAAAACGGAAATCCTACGATCATACGGTGCAGGGCATACACCAAAATAGCCGGGGTTAATCCAAACACCGGGGAACAGGTAGACGAATTCAAATGCTCGGTGTTCGAATGGCAACCGATATTATTACTTGAAATAGCTTCGGTATTGCGGGGCAATCAGGCCTCCATAGAATCTTTTAGAAACGAAACAGTGAAGGGCCAAAATAATTTTTTATTTTTAGCTCAAGCGGCGATGCAAAACAAATTAATAAAAAAAGAGGAGTGACAAGCCATGTCTTTAGAGTTTATACCGGATTCTGTTATAGGCGCTGGAATAATGGCGGTGTCAATAGGTATAACTCAGGCATGGCGCTTTTTTAAGCAAGTAAAAACCGATAACGCCGAGATAAAGTTATCGGATCTGATATCGAACAGCGCCGATGCCAAAATCGATATTATAGAACTACTACGGGCCGAACTTAATCGGGAAGCGACAACCGTGGACGCGCTCAAAAGTGAAGTTGCGGACATGCGAATTAAACTTGATGACCAAGGCGTTGTACTAGCGGAATTCAAAATTCTACTGGTGGCAATAAAGGATTCTCTATGCTCGGTGGCGTTGAGCGATGCTACGGTGGTATGCCCTATAAAACAGATGGTAGAAAAAAGTAAGATAGGTAAAAACCTTGGAGCCTGATTATGCCTTTAGTGCCCGGTAAAAGTAAAAAAGCGGTTAGCGAGAACATTAAAACCGAGATAGCCGCAGGAAAGCCTTGGAAACAAGCGGTGGCTATTGCATTGACCAATGCCCGACGGACTAAAAAGCAGCGGATTTAAAAGCCTTTAATAACGCTAGTTGTACGGAATCTTTTGATTTAGTTCTCGCTATAACGTATTCGTCTAATGTGTTTTTTGCGATTATGTTGTAAACGAATACCGGCCTGTTAAACCCTGCTTGTATTTGTCGCACCGGTCCTATTCGTTCTAACACTTGAAGTCTCGATTCCAGATTCCACCAGTGGGAATAATAAACTAGGATGTTACCACCATATTGTAAATTAAGGCCGTGCCCCGCAGAATCCGGGTGCGCCAATAAAACTTTTATCTTCCCGTTATTCCAGTCGTCTATCGTCTTTGGGTTATCATCCAATACCACGGCAGTCGGAAACGCCCGCTTTATCCTGATTAAATCGAACTTCCAATGATACGCCACCATGACTGGCATTCCAGCGGCTTCATGTACGATGCTTTCCAAGGCTTGTAACTTAGCGTCATGGAGATCTTCATATCTCGATGTAGTGTTATCTAAATATAATGCCCCCGATGCTATTTGCAGACACTTCATAGTTTTACCGGCAGCGTTGGACGCATTCACGCCTAGAACTTCCACTCGTAATTTGTTAAACATCTGCTTGTACATATCGCGTACCCCTGGTGGCATATCTACATAGATGTTAATTTCAACCAACGAATCGATTTTAAAATAGTCCGCTGCGTCTATCGATATACAAAGATCCCGTAAACGTTCCGTTATCTCGTTTTGCGCGAATGATTTAGGCTCATACCGCACCATTGCCCTTTCCGGACCCACTTGCACCGCATTAAACCACCGATTTATATAGGCTCTATAGCTTTTGCCTAGTCGTTTCCCGCCATCTAAAAACCATGCTTGCCCCCAAAGATCGGTTAATCCGTTCGGTGATGGTGTTCCGGTTAATTGAATGAACCTGTCTATATGTTTTGATACTGATTTCAGGGCCCTGGCCCGCTTGCCCCCTTGATATTGCCGCAGCGATTTCAGGCGTGTACTTTCATCCGCCACCACCGTTTTGAACGGCCATGAATCCCCCACGGTATCGACTAGCCACTGGATGTTTTCATAGTTGATTGTGAAGATATCTGCGTTCGATTGTAGCGCCTTAATCCTGCTTTTTGGCGCACCTAATAGCGGGGTTACCCGTAAATCTGATAAATGCGCCCATTTCTCCGCCTCCCCCGGCCAGGTACTTTGAGCTACTCGGCGAGGGGCTAGGATCAATACCGGACCACTTTCCACCAATTGAAGCGCGTGGATAGCGGTTAAGGTAGCTACGGTTTTCCCGGCACCCATAAAGCACCAGATAGCGCATTTTTTATGCTTGATAATATGCTTGAAAATTTGTGTTTGATAAGGTTTAGGGCTATATGCTTTCATAGTCATACCAACGGCGAATATTCGAATTCTTCGATATAATCCGAGAATAGCTCATCTGCTCCATCGAACGAATTTATAGTTCTAACATCTTGTCCTAAGTTTTGCATTACTATGTGCTCGTGTCGTTGTCCTGCTGTTGGGTGGAGGTTTTTTCCTTTAGCTTCCACCCAACATAAGGCACCGCCAGGAAACAGAATAACGTAATCGGGGGCGTAGTTTCGTCCCTCCCACCGAACTTTTCGTATTTCGCACCCATATCGGGCGCTTAGATGCGTTAGATATCGTGTTACTTCTCGTTCAGTCCAGTCTAACGGTTTTCTTCTGGATGCCATGTTATAGTCTCCTTATCGCTTATTTTCTATACCGATATGCGTCAAATCCGGCAGCCGCCAAGGGTATGCCCTCCGCCCACGGTGGCGCGGTGCACATCAGTTCCGATAGCTCGGCACTAGAATAGCTATCGTTATCCAGTGTTTCACACACTATTTCATCATGTACCGTGAGGCATATTGCATATCCATTCCGATCCGCGTTAAGCATGCCAGACGCTAGAATATCTCGGCTACTCGCCTGGACTATGTTTTCGGTCAGTTTCCCCCCGTAGGTTTTTAAACGCTCGAACCGCCTAGATATTGCGTTTCTGCCTAGGTATGAAAGTTTATTATCCTTTACCTTAATTCCCGGATAGCATAAATACCGGCCCGAAGGTAATTTAATTCGGCCCCAGTTTTTTTGTTTATCCACCACTACCCGCTTAACTTGTATGCGACGGTTCGGTTTTTCGCATACCGATATTAGAGCGTTTTCAATATCCTTCCAAAACTGAACCGTGTGCGGGTGAGACTTTCGCCACCCTTGCACAATTGCTTCGCATGCAATCCAAGTAGATTCCGATAGGCCGTATGTTTTCAGGCCTTTTTCTTCGAACCACGCCAGCATCTTTTCAGCATCCTTTATTTTGTCATCGCTAAGCGTTGGATATATGTTATCGGCCATGTCATTGAGGTCTATGCCATACGCAGCGGCGAATTGAACGAATGCCCCATGTCGCCCTTGATATCCGAATGCCAGTTCCTCGACTTTTCCTATTTGGCGCTGGCTTTTGCTAACGCTATTTGGTGATACCCCAAACGTTTTAGCGTACGCCATGTTATAGATATCCGCGCTTAGCCCTAAATCACTATCTCGGAACGCATCAAGTTTCCAGTCCTCGCCGGTTAACCACGCTAAAACGCGCCCCTCGATATTGGATAAATCCGATGCAACCAATTTTTTCCCCGGCGGAGCCGTGATGCACCCCCTAACAACGTCCCCGGCAACGGCAATTGGATCATCGAATATTAAATCTACACCGTTGTTTTTTATCGCCGCAATTCCTGATTCGATCAGACGGTTGGGCATAGACGGTCTAATTAAGTTTTGGGGTTGAAATCTTCGTCCAGACCACCGCCCCGTCCGTTCGGCCCCGTTGAATTGCAGCGTACCTCGCAATCGGCCATCGGAACTAACACAATTAAGGAGTGTTTTGTATTTGCTAACATTGGCCGAGCCTGACCGTAGCCTATTCTGTAATAACTCCCGTACTTCTGGTGGAATTTCAGACTCCAATAGTTTTTCTACTGTGCCTTTTTGTAGATTTTGAATATCAATTCCATGCTCGGATAGGATGTATTCCCGTGTTTTAACAACTTGTGTTGCAGAGCTAACCGCGCCATTTGTTAATTCGTCGGCTCTTTTAGATAGTCGTGCTTTGGCCGTTTTAACTAGATTAGCCGCCTTGTATGCCAGATCTACATCGATGCAAAATCCCCTATCGTTTATAGTCTGGTCAAGGTGCCATAACTCTCTTTCATCATTCCAACTTGGTAGCTTTTTATCGCATGCCCGCATAGCTAAAATGTCATATCGGGCATACTCAATGAATTTAGCCCAGTCATCTGGGTGGGATTCCGGCCCGTTTCGCATCCCCATTTTATTAGGCTTGCAAAATATCCGAATTAGTCTTTTCCCGTCTTCGTTTTTAGGGGTATCCACCCTTAGGATCTTACTCAGTAAATTCAACTCACCGGGTAATGAATGCGCTAACGCTTTCACCATAGTGCAGCGCCATTTTGATAAAGGGGATTTAAACCCGGTATGCTCCAGAATCGTTCTATCGAATTGTGCATTATGCGCGACAATTTCATCCGCGCTTTTTAAAAGATTCGGAGCCCTGCTCAAGATATCCGGCCCCGTCAAAACTTCAACAGGGCCGTCATTTATCGCAAATGAAAACATTAAAATTTCAGCGTCTTCCGCGTATCTATGCAAACCTACGGTTTTAAGATCTAGCTCACAGAATGTTTCGAGGTCTAAATATAATGTTTTCATTCTCTCCGCTTCCTTGTAATTGGGTTTAGTCGCAGGGTATGGCCCGCTTATATTCAATTGGGTTTCTCAATAGCATTGGCACGTTTTTTGTCCTTGGGTTTCTTAATTCCCTTTACACGCTCCTGATATCTGGGTTTCTTGAAGTAATTGGCTCGCTTATCTATTATGGGTTTCTTGAAGTAGGTGACACGCTTATCGAACATGGGTATGTAATTTAATCTGGCGTGTAATACTTATTTAACAAGGTTCTCTTTCGGGAAGTATTTGCCGCAATCTTTACACTTCCACCAGGACCGATAAACACGAGATAGGGAAACATAGTTTATCTCATCTCCATAAATGTTCCTGACAAAATCTGCGTCTTTGTGCT